GATGTCAAATATATTGAAATTAAATTGAGACCTGGTAACGCTGTCCTTCTACCACGCCATTGGTGGTACGCAGTTCGCGCCGCCAAAGAACAAACCGAGCAACCGCTACCAACGTATGCGTGGTTTTGGAAAGGAGAGATCCATTCGCCGGTCAGTTGGGTCACCGCAAAGATAAAACGGGACTAATCGCCAACCTCTAAAAATTGAACTATCTACGAGTAATCCGCAGTTCCTGGTAGATATGAGCGACGCCGAATCAGAGACTAGTGCCACATCGACGGTGACCGACTTTACGGCCGCAACCGATGAGACCAACTTCTATGAACTACAGTATCAACTCCAAGAGATGACCGACGCGCTGGAATCGGCATACGACGGTATGGAAGATATCGATAAAAGAATAAAGCGATGCGAAAAACCAGTGACGGACGCCGCAATAGAGCGTTTCAACGACCCCGCATTCTTAGCCGCCTCTCCATTTCGCCACGAGACATTTGCGATGAAGCCGCCCGGCCTACCGAACATTGACCTCAGCAAACGATACGCCTACAAAGATATCGTCGCCACGATACGAAACTACGTATTCAATGAAAAATTGGTCAATCCAGACGGCACCATCCGCGTCAACATACCACTAGCCACTTTGTTCGAAATCAAGGACAAAGAGACGACCTTCTTGACCTTATTAAGACAGTTACGACGAGTTTTAATCTGATGGAGCTATCACATCAGTTTCCTCTTTTTTACATTCGCAGTCGGCACAATCACCATCGCATACATCTTCAATATCTGCTTCTTTTTCGCAAATGTCATCATCATCGGTAGCACCACTGATATCGTATGTTTTTGCCATATCATCAATATTCACTTCGCTATCAAAGTTGTCAATAACATGATCGTTGACATATGCATTGTGGTAAACAACGTACAATATGAGAGCCAATTGACCAACCAAGAATGTAAATGAAATGATTACAAGGGTAATCTGTTCATTTAACATCGCCATAGTGACCAATAGAATGAAGTTTAAGACGATATAGAGGACGTTAAAGAAGATATAGAAAGCTGCGGCACTAGCGAATGGTGCGATAATCAAAGCAGCGAGATAATACTTAGTAAAGGTATCATAGTATAAATATGCTAATACACATGCGCTGAAGAGACCGATATATCCACCGAGACCGAGAAGCCAGTTGTTGAATTCAAGACTTGCCATTTCAAGATAATGAAAGTTTATGGCCTCAATCCAAGACCCGAGGATGCGTTCAATTTTGTCCAAATTTTTTGTAAAAAAATGATAGTCGCATATATCCACTCGGCCATTCACAACCTTATCAATGAACCCCGGCAAAATCAAATCTAATAATAAATTACTGGTGATGCCCCCCACTAACGAAGTTTCATCTGATGTATCTGAAATACGTATTCCACGTCGTCGTGCTACTTCGGTAGACAGCGGCTCGATTGGAACAAGAATAAACAAGGGAGAGGAAGCATTCCAGATAGTTACTAAACGTCGTTTTCCTAAGACCGAATCCATTTTACAAGAAAATCCAAATCGTTTCGTAATTTTCCCAATCGCTCATAACAAAGTTTGGGAGATGTACAAGAAAGCGGAAGGTAGTTTCTGGACTGCGGAAGAGTTGGATCTCGCCCGCGACCGTAAGGATTGGGAAACACTTAACAAAGATGAACGACATTTCATTAGCCATGTTTTGGCCTTCTTTGCCGCTTCGGACGGAATCGTCAACGAAAACTTGGCAATGAACTTTATGAAGCAGGTACAGATTCCTGAAGCCCGTTGCTTCTATGGATTCCAGATTGCGATGGAAAACATCCATTCAGAAGTCTATTCGCTTCTCATTGATACTTATATCAAGGACCAAACGGAAAAGAGTCATTTGCTCAAGGCGATTGAGACCATTCCATGCGTCAAGAAGAAGGCGGAATGGGCTATTCAATGGATGGAATCGGATGAAGCGGACTTCGCTTCTCGCTTGATGGCATTCGCCGCTGTTGAAGGTATCTTCTTTAGCGGAGCTTTCTGTGCCATCTTCTGGTTGAAGGAACGTGGAATAATGCCTGGACTTACTACGTCGAACGAATTCATTTCACGCGATGAAGGAATGCACACTGAATTCGCTTGTTTGTTATACAGCATGCTCCAGACCAAGTTGAGCAAGACCAAGGCTCATAAGATGATTCGTGAAGCGGTCAAATGCGAAAAGGAATTCATTATTGACGCACTTCCATGCGCACTCATTGGTATGAATGCGAAGATGATGGGACAATATTTAGAATTCGTTGCGGACCGTTTGCTCGTTCAATTGGGATATCCGAAGATTTGGAATACGGCCAACCCATTCCCTTTCATGGAACGTATCAGTCTTGAAGGAAAGGACAACTTCTTTGAAAAGCGTGTAAGCAATTATTCTAAGGCTGGTGTTGGAAAATCAGCTGAATCGATGACTTTCGCAACGGACGCCGATTTCTAAAATCCAATTGTTTAATTTCTTTCTCTTTGGTATAGAATGGCCAACCGTAAGAATACCCGTAAGAATACACGCAAGACCACTCGCAAGAACAACACCCGCAAACAGGCCGGTGGACGTAAGATGAATCCTTACATGAAATTCGCCCAACAGGAACGACCAAAGATTCTTCGCGAAAACCCATCTCTCCGTAGCAACGTCGTTGCCGTTGCACGTAAAATCGGCGAAAAATGGCGATCCCTCAGCGCCGCTGAAAAGGCTCGTTTTTAATTTATTTACAAGTTGGACACAATCCCGCTAAACTATAAAGTGTAAGCATTCGCAAAACTAAACCCTCCCAGTTTTTCCAAGATAACATACCGGTTCCTGAAATGCTGATAAGTTTTTCAAGAAACCGTTTCAACGATTCCGCTTTCACTTGTACATCAACATCATGATATGTAGCGGTTAATTCCGATTTAGAAAACGACGGTTTTCCTAATCGTTCATTCACCGCCTCATGGAGTGTATAGAGATAGTCTACAATCCATTGTCGTAATCCGCTAATAGGTATTTTTCGCAATGGGAAAAGCGGATGCGTTTTCAACCATTCTTTCACATGTTTAGCACAGTCGGGACAAGGAATAATCTTTGGCAACCCTTCAATTAACGAAATCCATAGTTGCCGTTCATCTTCATTCCGTCCAGCGTGTTCGGCAAAACCGTGTAGTATAGTCCATAGTGTTGGACCCCAATCGTCGATTGATGGCGCGTCAATGGTCGGTTTGGCACATCTAGTACAGACCATCCGAGCCCAGTATAAAAAGTCTTCCCAAAAATTTCATAAAAATTGAACCCGCCACCTCCACAAATCTTCACATCATAAACCACCATGTCGCAAATCGTTTACAACCCAGAAGACTCAAAGACCGCCCCAATTCTTGTTATCTTTCAAAAGAGCGGACAACCAGATGATACTCTCACCATTACTCTTTTAGAATCAGGAGAAGAATTCAGTATTGTCCTCACACAAAATAGCAATAGAAGCAGAGTTGAAAATGTTGTTGGATATTTTGAACTTAATCGCTATTTAAGACACTTGTTCAACTCCTACAAATACGATAATGACACTTACGAATACTTTCAATTCAATGTCCCAAGTTATTCATCTGTTGTTGTAAATATTGCAGATCTCAATAAATATTTGTCTACAGTATTCTTTTCACAACTCAAGTTTCTCCACAGAAATTGGCCTAGTGAAATAATTGGTTATAAGCCAGTTGAACCAGTTCAACCAGAAGAAAACCAAATGGATGAAGACGAAGAAGAACAAGAAGAAGAACAAGTACCAGAACCATCATTCTTCTCCTGCCAACGATTGACCCGCTCCAAGGCTCGCGCAACCCAATAAACTGAACAAAAACATAAAAATTGAACCAATCTTTTTTCGTAAATCAATACAGTAATACTCATAATGCCGAAATCTAAGAAAGGACGTATTTCAGGAACAAAAAGACAAGAGATAAATGAACAGCGTGCCGCCGCTGCAATTAGCGGACGATTAGACGGAATCGCCTTCGCCCGTGTCACAAAAATGTTGGGCCAAGCTCACGTCAAGGTCGCCATTGAATATAAACACGGAATGAAGGAACTCAACGCGCGTATTCCGAATGTGTTAGGTCGCCGAGGTGCCACTCCGATAACCACAAACGATATTGTGGCAATAGAAGTCGGTATCGGCTACGATCCTGATACTCCGTCGTCACCAGGCGAACACTTCGATATCAAAACCATTCTTACAAAGAAACAGGCGTACAAACTCAAAGAGGACGGGCTAATCCCAGATTGGATGGTGAACGATATTGATGGTGATAAATCGGCCGATCCAAAGGATGGCGGTTTCGAGTTCGATTACAATGAAACAAAAGGAGACGATGACGAAAGCGACGACGAAGAGGAGGAAGACGCTGCCTTACGCGAAAAACTCGGTGCCAAGCGTATAACCGCTCGCGACACCAAGTACGACGATAACACGGACGAAATCAACATTGACGAAATCTAAACATTCTTCATCTTTGTTAGAAATAATGAACCCCGTGGCATTCATTAGAGGTCTTGTTTTTTTCATAATACGATGTATTTAATGAAAAAAATTGAAACAACCCAAAACGATATTTAATTAATCACCGAAAATGCCACTATCTCAAAATATATACGAATTAGACAATTTATCCGCCGAACTCCTTTATCGTTTAGAACAAAACGACTTGAAAGGTGCTCGTGAAGTCGGCAAAGAGCTTCATAGTAGTTTAGAATCTGACCTACTATGGAGAACACTTGTATTCGCATGGCTTCTATCGGAAGCAGATCGACATACTACGCCATCAAGATGGCATTTCTTCCGTTCTCGTCATTATGACGAATTCATTGAAATCTTTCGCACCGCTCCATTCCGTCCAGTCCAATTTCCAGACCCAGTAACTACCACAAAACCCCTGATTCCAGAAATAGATGTAACAGTTCCAATAAATTGGGTTTATCCGCCTATGGATTGGTCTGAACGACTTTGTAATAGTCTCTGCTATTACGTTGCGGAGGCACTTCAAAAAGGAGAATGTTGGCGTGCATATCTTCTAGCACGACCCCTTCTCAACTATCCATCATCATTAGCATCTTTCTTGACAGCATTTGGAATTAATCACAGTATTCTTAGTTTCGCAGGAACACATGCTCTCAATGAACGTATATTAGAACATTCTATGTATATTATCGCCTATAATGTTAATCCTATTGCGGTTGAACCGGACCGTAAGTACTATTCAGAACGCTGTTTCTCTATCACTCCACAAGCACTCAATCGCTGGAACGTTCCATCAAAGCCGTTCGATAAACTAATCGGATTTCCTCAGTTTATATTTGAAGACCAGCCATATTGGAAGCGTATTACAGATGAATATTGTATTAATCCAGATCCAAAATACAATTATACAGGCGAATCAGAGATCCTCGTTCAAGACTTCTTCTCAGTAGCATTTCCTAACGATATTCCAGACGAATGGTCAATAGAAGAGAGACAGAAGAGTCATGGACTCCCCTACCAACCAGAGGTGAATCCATGGGCCGAATCGTTTCATAAAGCAGTATGTTTCCCATTTATCTAGCTTTGAGCAGCACCTCGCTGTGAGAAATACTGTTTTTCAAATGCCAGTATCGCATTTTTAAAGTTAACAGCAGGAAAGAATGTGACAGAACGACGAGAGCGGATATATGGTATGACCCACGAAGATGGCTTACCGGTCATAGCGATTAGCATGATGGCAACCGAAGCTGCGGAGCGTTGCATTCCAGCGTGACAATGAACGAGAATGCGTCCGCCTCGCTTATATTCTCGTATCATTTTGTAAGCGATTTCAGGAGACCATTTAGCCATATTGCCAATCTCGGCGGGCTGTAAATTATCATCAACCGGTATGCGATATTTATGAGGCACAAGCGGCGAAAAAGGAAGGTCTTTAGTACAATTAAAAACGGTATCAATTCTATTGGACTTCAAAAAGTCGGCGTCCGTTGAAGAATATTTATTGCCTATCCACAACCGGGGTAAAATTAGGTCAGCGTGTTGATAAGACATTCCTAATTCATCGGCAATTATTTATGTTGGCGGGATAGACACACGTAACGCCTCGACACCGCTACTACTACTACCATTGTTGGAAGCGATGGCGCGTGCTATTATACGTCTTTGAGTTCGCGTTTCATCATAAAGTTCTTCAAAGTCGTTACAAATTTCGGAATAACTTATGTAAGGTTCAATAAGATAATTAAGATTAGTATAAATCCAGATTGCTAATATTATGTCGTCCCATCGTTTTTGAAGCGATTCGGTAAGATTTCGCTCAATTATTGATTTTCTCATATTCAATCCGATTCCGTATCCGAGTTCATGTAGCATATCATCCAAAAGTTCGGTATAAATTGAACGTAAATATAGACTCTCTTTATCGGAGAATAGTTCTCTAGCGGCATTTATTCCAAGTTCCATTCCGCATATGTGTCTGAACTCATGGAGACAGAAACCGGCTTTGAAATAATTAAGAAACATAGCAGGCGGAATACGATTCAAATATGTCATATTACGAATAATCTGTTGCGAGATAGATATTAGCTGCCGTCTAGTCCATTCCAGATTTGTGTAAGGATTTTTAGGTGGCATCGGTTTAGAAACTCCTAACGCAGAATATTTTAACGCTGAAAGGATGGACTTTAAAATTGTATTCGTATGGAACACATATTTTGTTCGCGAACGGAAATCGTAAACGCTCACCATATTTTTCTCTGGAATGCGAATGGTCGTAGAAAGATCAATTTCGCCTACGACACGTTTGTTCATATTAGCAATAAGACGTCGTGCGACACCATTAACAACAGTACAATAACATTTTGCGTTGAATGTTATAAGTTGAGATATATGATCGGCGATGAAGGCACCGAATAAGAATGGGTTGGTATGTTTGAGTGTTGGCTCACCGTCTTCTGTTCGTTCAAATACTGGACGATCTCTTAAATAATTCATTATAATTCGCCATTCGGCGACCGTTCTATAAACGCCAAATATGTAATTATATAACATTTCACTATATAGACTTTTATTTCTGTAAAGCATTATCACTTCATCGCCGATTAAAAGTAAGTCTTCTTTCTTTTTTCCTTCCATAACATTTTTCCATTGTCTCAATAAAAGTTTAGGAACAATTTCTTGCTCTTCTTTGCGTTTTGTAACCGGTTTATAAACTTTTTTCTTACTAATTATTTGTCGGCAATCAAAACAATAAACGGGGTTGAAAATTTTTCGGTATTTTGACATAAACTTTTTGCGTATTTGTGCGCGTCGCGACGCTTTTACATGAGATTTTCCACACGTTTCACAGAGACGCCGTTTTGTAAGTTTTTTGTCATCCTCTTCATCAATAATTAATAGATGCCAAGGACGAGGGAGGGGAGGTAGTTTTTCGGTCATAGTTTCCTATTATTTGTTAATATGCGGATAAAAATTATCAATTTTTTCAAGTGCGAATTAAATGGCCGATACATCTAAGCCTGCGCCCGGTTCAAAAGATTCATGGGGACCAAAACTATGGCGTATATTACATAATTTAGCATGGTTGAGCGATAGAACAGATGTCGCATTTATTTGGAAGAAACTTTTGAAGTCACTAACGGAAGTGATGCCTTGTCCAGTATGTCGGGCACATCTAAATGAGCATATTTCCAATCGAGTAATTTTTCCAATGAAAACGCTTCATTTGACGAAGGGACCAGAGATTAAAGAACGTATAGTCTATAATATCTGGTTGTTACATAATAAGGTCAATGAGCAAAACGGTAAGCCTGAGTTTCCTATCGAACTCCTTAATGCGCTCTATATTGATAAAACCCGATCGGAAATACTAAGCGAAACAGGCCGTCTCATTCGTGAAATCAATGCCGAATGGGAACCGATTGTTTTGAAGCAGATTACGGGAGCCGCTTTCCGTGAATGGCGTAACGATACAATGCTCTTAACTGGACTCCTTTCGGGTGGTCCTAATTAGGCGGAGCATACAACGGGAACTCTATCTTCGCCAGGAGGTGCCATCGAGTTGACCACTTGTAAGACATCTGGAACCATGCCGGCACCACAGGCATTCAACATATGCCAGAAACCGATTCCGAGACCGATACCTATTACACCACTAAGGATTCCACCGAGATACGATTCGCATCCGCTGAAACCTCGTAATAAGACAAGCATTAAGAATACGGCACCGATTACAGCGGTGGTGAGTGTGAATGCGTGACGGATGTCCGCCTTCTCTTGGTTGGCACCTTTGGCAACCGGCATCATAGCCACTTGTACGGAGTTATAGATGACAAAGGTGGAGAAGAAGATGGCAGAAGAGAGCCAGTAACTAGGAGCGATGACGGTAACACCGTTGTTACCTAAGCCAGCGGCACCAGGAACAGCCGATATGATTTCACAAGCGGGATGTCCTTTGCCGAGAAAGATTTGACTACCGAGTGCGCCAGAGGGATTGAATACGATGCCGAATAAACCTTGTAAACAAGCAACGACTATAGTGTTTAGAATAAGACCGAGCGAGACCCATACGAGCGGTAGATATCCCATAATGGAACCCAGTACGATTGAACCGACGAATAATACATTCGGGAGGTCGTGATATAGTCCGAGTATGAACTGTCGTAATCGCATTATACTTACACTCATACCTATCCTTACCTTTTACGGACTATTTTCTTCACATCTACTCAAATCATCACCTGGAGCGAAATCACGCTTACAATCGGGCTTCTTAATAGCCTTTTCGCATACATAGATGGGTTTGCCATCGGAGGCACGATTACGAATAAGTGGGAATGAGAGTACATTTGTTAGACGGCGATCGGAGATATAGGATAAGAAACCGACGCAAATGAGACCGAAGATGCCACCACCAATCAAACCGAGCACTAAACTGAGCGGTGTTTCGCATGTGGAGAAGATACGGTAAGCGGCACATAATAACACTATTATACCGAGCACTACAAGACCGAGTGTTGTTGAAGCCTTTCGTTTTGGGGAGTACGATATTTCTTTGCTGTAGATTATTGGTAAAGCACCAATGTAGACGGACAAAAACCCCAAAAACAGGGCGTAGTAACTCGGAAATCCGTTATGGTCCAAATCGCTAAATCCCTTATTGGTAGACAACTGTAACATACGTTCGAAAGATACACCGGGAAAATGACCAGAACACTTCGTATCACCTTCATTACTTATTACAGCAGCGTCGCCCATGAAGCTCGTGAAAAATCGCTGAATCATAGGGGCCGATACATTGAGGGCCACAATGGAACCGGTTAAAGCACCGATAGGTGGTGACTGAAATAGAATAGTAAATAGAAAGGCGGCAGCAGTTATTGTATCGGGAAAGGTTTGTAAGTTGTATTTAAACCCTTCGTTAGCAAAGTGAAATAAAGAGGCTACGTTATCAAGAACTTTTTTTTCAGCCATGGGAATCCCCTCCTTCTATAAGCACATAATACAAACTATTACGGGAGTGACAACTCCAACCCGTCCATACCGACCAGAATTCTTCGGTTTGGATCTCAACTGTGCGATTTACTATTGTGTTAAAAAAGTACAACAGAAGACGCCTTATTCACCGGAAATACGTACTAAATGGGAACAGGATCTCATAAATGAAGTGATCGCCTATATCAAGCATATTGACCAAATAGTACAACCAACCAATACGCTCTACATTGCCGTCGACGGAGTCGCACCGATGGCGAAGATTAAGCAGCAGCGATTGAGACGTTTCAAGTCGTCTGTTCAGGCTGAGGAAGAAGCGAAAATCCGTGCCGAAGCACGCGGAGTCCGATACGAACCGAAACCACGCTGGGATACCAATGCGATTACGCCAGGAACTCAGTTTATGAAGAATCTTTCGGCTGCCCTCAGACAATACGCAAAAACGAACCCGCAAAGAATCGTAGTTACACCGGCCGACGAGCCAGGCGAAGGGGAACAGAAGATTATGGAGTACATTCGCAACCATAAGCCAGCAACCGCTACGATTTACGGTTTGGACGCCGATTTGATAGTTCTCTCGCTATGGGCCCACGCAACCCTCGGCACAAACATTACGCTGTTTCGCGAAGAGATGGAGTTTAACGGTGCGGTCAAAACCGACGCACTAGGCGATGAAAAGTTCCTTTTTCTGCTTATAAGTAATCTTGCCGACGCATTACACGACAAGTTTCATAAACAAAAGCAACAAAAGTCGGAGTTCTTACGTGATTTTGTTGGAATTATGAGTTTCTTAGGAAACGATTTTGTACCGCACGGCATAGCCTTGAAAATCAAGGACGACGGAATTGAACACTTGCTGCGTATGTACAGCGAGCATTTACAAGCACCGCTAGTCATCGCCAAAACCGACACCAACACCAACACCAACTCCACCGCCACCTGGGAATACAACCCTCAAGTCCTTAAGGATATGTTCGAACGCCTCGCCCAAACCGAAGAGCAGCAAATACAGCGTGCGGTTCATAAGAAGTTGAACTCGCGACCAGGCGTGACTAGTGCCTCCAAAGAGCAAGAGGATCTCGCAATAGCACGGTATTACGACCAGCCGATTGTTTGGGCCGCCGAGAAGGTATTCGCCCACCAAGTCCAAGAGGAGGATAAGGAGAAGCCGCAATGGAAACTCATCCCCACATGGCGTCAAGTGTACGACCGAGAGGCCTTAATGGGTGCCGACCCAAAGGCAGTGACAAAGCATTATCTTGCAGCACTCGCTTGGACCCTCGCCTATTATTCAGGCGCACCCTACGACCTCCACTGGTACTATCCATGGTACTTACCCCCGCGCTCCGAATCCATCAGCGAATACTTAGCCACTAATCCTTTGTTAGAAACGCCGGCAACCCAAAGAACACCACTCAAACCGATTGAACAACTAGCGATGGTCTTACCACAGTCTTCGTATAACTTGCTTCCAAAAGAGTTTGAAGCGTTACCGGATCTATATCCACACGCCTTTCCAACTGAATGGAGAATGTTCTCGTTGGGTCGAAAAATATTATGGGAATGCGAACCGCTAATACCATTGATAAAACCAACTCAGATTACGAATTGGATTGAGACCATGTACGATAATTAAAACAAAAAAAATGAAATCCCAAATTACCAACAAAACAAATCACAACAATGGCTTACGAAATAGAATATATCGGCGCATCATGGTGCACACCATGTAAAACAGTGAAACCCCAGATTTTGGAACGGGCAACTAAATATGCCCTTCCCGTCAAAACCTACGATATTGACGATGATGCCGACGAACCGGCAGTAGAAAGTGTCAAAAAGTTACCAACAATTCGTATTAAGCAGGGTGACCAGACAGTTGCTGAACTTATTACGAATCACGTCCAACAATTTGACGAGTTTCTGGCACAAAATATGAAAGTGAGTACAACGGATACCGACTTTTAGCCAGTGTGTCGCGTTCTCGCGATAAGAAAACCTTCGTCCCCCTAAATAATGGGCTCCGCTCAATCTACCATAGACCCACGACACGTACGTATATGGCAGAATCTCTCGGCCATGGATTCGGTCCCAGCCCGGATACAGATGATTGAAACTTTGTTCGAAGGACAGGAGTATGTTGCCTCCGCAAAACGTATAGGAATCTATGCCGCATTGTTGGGATGGGTAGCGGCACAGCGGCGTGGTGAATACTACCCTTGGCCGTTCATTCAACCGCAACAGCAACAACAGCCGCAGATGAGAAATATACAAATACCGCAACAGGCTCAACCAGTTATGCGTATCAATGATGCCCCACAGCAGACTACTACACTGGCGAAGGCACCGCCTCCAATTCGCGCTATGGATTACCTCAATGAAGCGTATAACTTACTAGGAATCGATGATAACAAACCGTTGACACACGAGATGTTGAAGTCGGCATATAAGCGTGCCGCTTTGAAAAACCATCCTGATAAGGGCGGTTCGCCTGAAAAGTTTGACGATGTGACTCGTGCTTATTTGTATATTTCGGAAATCTTAGAAAAGTTGTTGCCAAAGACTGGTAAGGACGGCAACGATGCCCGTTTTTCTGTTGCGGTCACTCCTGAAGAGGCGATGAAAGCACGCGGTATCAATCCGACCGCACCGGCCGCTAAGAATGCGATGAAGTTGGAAGACGCCCCACCGGTTGCGCTCAATCCCAAGAAGTTGGATATGAACGTATTCAATAAGTTGTTCGAAGAGAACAAACTACCGGATCCTGACAAAGACGACGGATACGGTGACTGGTTGAAGAGTCAAGATAATTCACGAGGAACCGCATCTGCGATGAAGGGTAAATACAATGTTGACGTTTTCAATAGAACATTTGAAGAGGAGGCTAAGCGGGCCACAACAGTAGCGAATGACCAACTTTCTAAATACCGACCACCATCTGAAATGATATTGGCCCCAGGACTGGGTACCGAGTTGGGAGCAAGCAGACCTGATCAGTATACAAGGGCTTCAACTGCTATTACAGGAAACGCAGGTGGCATCGGTTATACCGATTTGAAGTACGCATACAGCGAAGGTTCTACATTCAGTCAAGATGTGGCGGGTGTCAGTTTAGATGGACGACCAAAGACAATGGCGGAGGCTGAAAGAGAGTATAAATCGACACCAAGGGCCTTGACAGAAGAGGAGAATCGTGCTGTTTATGCTTTTGAAGAGGCACGAAAAGCAGCTGAACTTCAAAGACAGCAACGAATGGCTGCTAGAGATATAGATTATTCAGCGGCACACGACCGACTCAAGCGTCGTTTGATGATTGCCGAAAGATAACTTCCGACTAAGAGAGGGACAAACTCCTAAAAACCACTTCCATTATAGTTATGGTAGACTACTTTGACGCTGCCATCTTTTTTGATAATGACCATAGTTACATAACTGATGTAATCGAACTATGTCCATTAATTGATGTAGTCAAAGTGTATGAAGACCCTGACCCACCATTAAGTTCGCTAACAGAGGGTTATCTCAAAAGTTTTATCGACTCCTATCCAAATAATACATATATTCAATATCTTTTAAAAAATAACTATGTTCCTCAATACAGTCCTTATTCTGGAATAACGGCGAAGGATATTGAATATTATAAAACTTGGGAAAGAAACTCAACGGGTAACCGTATTTTACTACTTGATTGGGACCTAACATTAAGCAAATTCAGTGATATGCATGTTCCGAAAGAGGATGTTCCAATGGCCGATTTGTTAGAAAAGGAAGGAATAACAAGCCGTGATATGGCGGTTTTTTATTTAGGAGGCGAATACCGTTTTCATATGATAAAAAACTGGTTAGAAGAAGTTGCTAAAAAGAAGATTCGTATTGGGATTATTACGAACAATGGTGCTTGTAAAAAGCAAATTTTTTCAGCTATTGTTGGAGAGGTAGCACCGAAGGATTCTTTTGAGTTGATTTGCTCCAGATTTGCGCCTAGTAATGCTAATAAGGGAAAGGCACTTTCAGCAGACCCTCGATTCACATGGCTTTGTAAGAAGAATGGGAGGCTCAGAAATACTAGAAGAGGACGCAAACATCATAATCGTTCGCGTTCCCAGTCGCAAACGACTAAAAATAGGTCCCGAAAACGTAATAATTTAAATTATCGGTTATATTTAGTAAAATGAATGCCAGTAGCCATTTACGTATGCGCAAACAAATGACACATAGTTTTCGCGATCATTACGGCGGTTCACGACCTCATATGCCACACGAACCTGTTACCTTTCATCTTCCTAAGGATCTTGACCAGCAGATTGCCGCTGTTAAGGCGGCCGAAGAGAAGGCGAAACTAGAAGCTATCGAAGCGGAAGCACGAGCCAAATTAGCCGCAGAAGCAAGGGCAAAAGCAGAAGAAGAGGCGAGAATCTGGGTAGAAAAGGAAGCAAAGGCAAGAGAAGCCGCTGAAAAGGCTGAAGCAGAATTAAGAGCTATTCAAGAAGCTGAAGAAGCCGCTAAAGCAGCTGCGGATGCCGAGTTACTGGCTAAACTTCAAGCGGAAGAGGAAGTGGCTAAACAGGCAGCGGCTGAAGCGGAAGCGGCTGAAGCGGCCGCTAAGGCAGCCGAAGAAGAAGCAGCAGCAAAGGCAGTGGAGGAAGAGTTAGCTGTTAAGAAAGCAGCTGAAGAAGCGGCAGCGGCAGAAGAGAAAGTTGTTGAAGAAGAAGTTATAGAGCAGGCACTTGAAGAGATTAAGGAATCGGCTCCAGAAACAACGGCTGAAGTTAATACAGATTTGGCTCAACCAGAACCAGAATCTATCTTATCACCTACTACAACCAATGTAATCGCTGAAGCTATATCACAATTGAATATTTCAGGAAATGCCAATGTTACAACTGAAGATATTATAGCAGCAGTCACTAAAGCATTAGAACATGCTAAACATGCTGAAGCATCTGCTCCAGCACCAGAACCAGTAGCAGAACCAGCACCGGCTCCAGAACCAGTCCCAGAACCAACACCTGCTCCAGAACCAACACCGGCTCCAGAACCAACACCGGCTCCAGAACCAACTCCAGAACCAGTAGCAGAATCAGCACCGGCTCCAGAACCAGCTCCAGAACCAGTAGCAGAATCAGCACCGGCTCCAGAACCAACTCCAGAACCAGTAGCAGAATCAGCACCGGCTCCAGAACCAGCTCCAGAACCAACACCTGAAGCACCTGCAGAACAAACTGCCTAGTAAAAACTATTAAAAAAATATATAAACAACAACAAGAATGAGCACTTTTTTAGGAATCAATTTAGATTATTATACATTAACGGATGATATGTTGGATTCCTTCAAATTAAATTTAGATCCGCCTTATTATCAAGGACCTGTAAAACTTATTTTGCCTCCTATACCAAATAAGTTTCATTCAATTTTAGCAGTTGACGATACTAATACAATTGTAAATAATTCCAATTCTTTTCTATCTGACCCTAATCTTATAAAATACAGTCGCGAATATGAATTTGAAAGACATAAATACCAATTTGAATTAGGAAGAGACAAATACGACTATGGAATTATAAAAGGTTATGATTCTTCTCATAAAATATATAGTAGGATTGATATTACATATAAGTATTTATGTAGTAATAATGAGGATATAACAATTGATAATGAAATGTTTCTTCTATGTAATCCGTTCTCTGCCACTAATATAGGACACGATCTTTCTATTTTATTTCATAGAATCAATATATATCGTGAAAGAGGATTAACTATACCGGTTGTTTTAAGTGAGTTTATGCTAACCATTCCTCGATCCATTGAAATATGTAGGTTATTACTACCTGATACAGAGTTCTATATGTTACCAAGTAATAAAATTGTAAAATTTAAACATTTACATATTACTAGCAACTTGGTCTTTGATATTAAAAAACACGATAAAATTATTCAAGAAATATTAGAAAAGTCTATTCAATCTCCTACAATTCAGAATATAGATGACTATAAAAATAAGAAAGTTTTGATCATTAAAACAACAAAAAACAAAAATGTATTATCAACAAATACCTGTTTCAATTGTGATAAAACAATTGAATTACTGATCTCTAAGTACGATTATGTTTACATAAATCCTGAAGAGATGCCCATGGTAGATATTATTTTATATGTTCACTTTGCCCAGAAAATTGTATGTTCGTACGGCGCAATCTTATACGCCCATTGTATATTTTTCAATCCAAATATCAAATATATTTATTTAAATACACTTAAAGTACCTCCTTATTTTTTACAACCAGAACAATACACTTCTGTAAATACATCGATAGAATTGGATACAAAAATACCAGAGTTTCTTACTGAATTGGGTGAAGAACCGTTGGTAGACGAAAAAAATTGAATCCTCTATTCCCATATCTCAAAATCTCAGACCCCCGCTCAAACCTTCCCTCCCAAAATGAAACGCCCTCGCGATCTTATATGCTCGCGATGCGGATGTATCAACACCTGCTCTTGCGACGCCTGTCAAAAACTAGGTTGCCTTAAAAGTAATATATTACAATTCATTCCTTCCCCTCCCTCCTCTAGCGACCAATATCCTCGATCCCCCTATTTCCGTAAATTAGAGAATCTCCATCGGTCTAAACTAAGACAAAGATCTAATAAATAATAATGTCGACATCACCTCGTATTGGACTTATTGTCACTGGTAAGGAAGCGCTAGAAGACTTCAATTTATTTGTAAAAACGTTGGAACGATGGCATCCAGACGCCGTCCTCTACGTTTTTTCCGATTCTGATACCCCTGTCGGCCAAATAAAAACAAAACTAACAATTCACGAAAAAAAGGCGATGAACGCTTACAAAGGTTTCAAACGCCAACAAATGGAACGTACCAAAGGGCACCTCTATGATTCCCTTTTTAAAGATTATACTTATGAGAAGGCGAAGGTGTTAGAATGGATATTTGCTGAAAAACCGGCTGAACCGGCATGGTTTTTAGATGCCGATATCTCGCATCTCGCCCCTTTGCCCGCCATTCCATCACAAACAGAACTAGCTTTGTCGCAACATATGATCCGACCTCAAGACGAAGCCCGTTTCGGTAAATACAACGCTGGTTATATGTGGTTCAAAACGGCCGCCCTTATTCCAAAATGGAAGGAATTGGGTTTTACAAGCCGATTCTATGAACAAGCGGCATTAGAAGAGCTCGCTGCTTCCCTCCCTAAAGAAAGTCTATATGAGTTCCCACCACAAGTTAATTTTGGATGGTGGCGAATGCAACAATCAACCACTCCGCAAACTATTATACAGCAACGATTCTCTATTTTTCGTAATGAAGAGTCCATCGGTATTCGTTACGACGGCAAACCATTACAGTCCATTCATACGCACTGGTTCAATAATACCGCATTTGAATGCGTCTCATTCCGTATGTGGTTCGACGAGTTTACTAAGAAATTTAAGGCGCATAAGCCACTACAGCATTACCGCCAACTTATAGGATTGGCTTAACTTTTTTGTATAGTCCATTAAATGAATTTTACAAAATATTTTTTTACAATTGATATATCACCAGTTAATGGAGAGGAAAGAGTTTAGGAATGCCGACATTGAAGAAGGGACGGCATTGTTCTATACGAGTCCATGTTAGACGGAACAGGCCTTCTGCGGAACAGTAGGAGCTCCACCATTCGCGACCGGCTACCGACATCTTCGCCCATGTTTCGGCGGATGTCTCTTTGACGATTCGTTCAACATCGGCAGGTGTAGAGGCACGGAAATAGTGAACGCCCTCCTTGGGTGCTACTAAATATCCTTTCATATCAACACCATCGGTTACGATCGGTACAACACCACAAGCGAAGTATTCGATTTCGCGATTACATTTGGGGCCGAAGCCTGGCAAACACAATCCAAAACGAGCGTGGCACAACTTGTCAAGATATTCGGCTTGGGTGTATGGATAGGCGGCACCGGTAGAGTCAATAGGCATTGAAAAAAGTTCTACACATTTAGACCAATCATGGGTGGTGCGGTTTTTATGTTGAACTCCGTTCTCAATCTTGCCCAAAAATAGCGATGCAATGGTACGTTTATTGTATCCGAGTAGATTCTTTTTCGCGCTCGCTATCTCTTCAATAGCACGAGGTGAGCGAGGCCAGAAACCCCACAACGATTGGCGTAAGCGATGTTTATCAGGTCCAGGTGGCGGGCAGTTGCCAAACATTGCCATTTGATATGATGGTGGATTGGCCCACCAACGAGATGTAGGACGATCGTAGAGTAACACTTCACCGATTCCGCCCCACCAACAGTATCCGCTATTCTCGGTTTTCTCGACGGTCACATATTCGCGTTCAGCCCAAATATCAACCATTTCGCGGAACGTATCGCCGCTATGATTCCAGATGCCTTCTAACGCCTTTCCTGTAGGAACTAAAATACGAGGTATTTTTAAATCTTGAGAACCATCGCGTATCGCTTTTAGCATATCTTTGAATCCGTACTTTCGCACTGCCAATATCACATCCATCATTGCGGATTGACGACTTGTTTCAATTGGTTCGCGTAATATTACAGCACCGACGTAGTTGATTTCACTAGCACCGGCAAGATGAATACGGTCTCCGCGAGGTGCGTCAATACGATTAAACTCCATTACGAACGCACCGGCGGGAGCAAGCCACATATAGTCAAGTCCATTTCCGTCGGCGGAACCGATTATCCATGAGGCGTTAGCGAACGCTTTGCGACGTGTAGCGGGAAAGTCCGCTTCCGCTACGTAACGAACTATCCAGCCTTTGGCAAACGCATATTCGGCAACCATTTCTGCCCATTCACGCGTACAAACCGAGCCTGGATTGTCGTCAACACATAAAACCACAACCGGCTCTGAACTAGCAACGGGTTCTACGGGTTCTATTAATTCACGAAGTAACATTATGTCTTCAGAGGATACTAGGGCATGTTCGGTAGATGGTGGAAGAGCCCATACGTCATGGGAATAATAGTTCATATCATCTAGCATTGGTACAAGAGTTATATTACCCTTTTCGGCATCGGACCATACACAATCCCGTAAAAAAGAGGAGATATCTGGTAGCTGTGGAACGAGAAACTCAGGAACATCAAAGCCGCACGATTTGAGGAGTCGGCGAATAGTAAGCACTTTAGGTAAGTAGTAGAGGATCCATTGCGAAAGCGTTGTTTTACACTTATCGCTAATGGGAATGGAGATGATAGATGGAACATGGATGGACGACATCATATTACTGACTCGAGCCGCCTCCCATGCGGCCACCCATTCCTTATGAGCACCAACGAAGATATCCTTGAATGAACTTATAAGCCCTTGACGGTTGACAAATATACCGCCTTTGAAATGGTAAAGCGGCAACGCATCTGGTTTTGGAGTATAGATGTTTTGTTCGCCGGCTTGGTAACTATAGAGGTCGATGTCGGCCCCTTCCGCTTCATGACGCAACATTGTACATATCATTTTGGGTGCCTCTTCGTTATTAGCCAAAATAGGACGAGCGAACGATTTACGAAATACGGTACGATTCCACATAGATTCTAAGTCCACAGGCAACTTACCAACCTCATTCAAATTCTTACAGACTCGCATAGATTGAATGGGTGTGGGGTCAACGTAGAGAAACGCTGGACGGTAGAGAACATCACGGGCTTCGTAGTTGCGAATATTAGTGTTATGAAGATGCATCGTTTTGATGGAGTAGGCTGGATTGACGACCAAGAATTTGTGGCGTAGTATCGACATTGCTATTACGTTATCACATCCCATTTGACCGAATGGGAATCCGAACTCCTCTTCGGTGAAGTCGCCGACAACCGAGTCGCGTTCGAGGATCCATGTATCTTGAGAATCGGCACGTGGTCCGAATATATGTGGATCACCACCACCGGCTCCTTTGTCTTCCCATCGTAAAAGGGCCAAGAACAGACGATTTTCGGCCAAACGAATCTTCCATAAATAAGACAACGTTTCATTGAACCAGATATCGGAGTTGGAGAAGATTACGAATGCTCCAGCCGGTACGTATTCCTTAATCGCTTTGAATACGTCGTAATACCGTAGCCGATTCCCAATAACCACCGACTTAATTTTTGAACTGTTAGGAAGGTCAGGATATTCCATTTCGTTCAGAAGTAAAATGTTATCAATCAATCCACACGCAATATTACGTTCAAGACATGTGCGAATTTCACGAGCACGTCGTCCATTAGAATGCTTGAAGTATTGTTGAATAAGCCAGGTTTGCGGAATGACGCTATCGTCGCTTCCCTCTGCTACAGCTACTAGGCGAGCCCCTTCCATTGAACGAGACCAGGCATCATACATCATACGCGTACCGAGATCAAGTCCATCACGGCCTTCGCCAGAACTCCAAGCGACCACATTCATACGGAGCAAATGAGCGAGTGCCAGAATAACCTTCTCCGCCGAGTCACCGACCTTAATCGGTTCGCCCAAGAACGGATAGTTTTCATGAAGTTCTTCAACTATCAGAGTATGAGGCCACTTGAGTCCGCGACCCTCGAGCCCGTCCAAAACCGCTGCCGGCCCAACAATCAAACATTCTGATTTGTCAGATAGTACAGGACCGAGAGCTGTCATCCATTCGTCCAAATTAGCATCGGCACCGAGAACAACGGCTGTAACGGCATCGGCACCTACAACATCAATAGCACCAATTTCGGTGATAACTGCGTACCAACGGCTCCAACGGGGGCTAGGTTTGAACGATGCGCGAGCCCATAAAAAGGTTTTACGGTCTGTAACGATTTGCGGTTCAGAGCGTAAAATACGAATAGGTTTTCCTGTGATAGGATGGCGAGCCTCCATGGTGTTATTTTATTCACGCCGTTTTGTCTTTAGGCTTTTGAACGTCGCTAAACGTGGATAAGGGTCACCAAACCGACTTTTGATACTAGATCCATTATCGCGTAGGCCATAGTGGTATATTTCTTATCAACTGTACTATATTCTTCCGCCCAGTAAACGATGGGGTACAACGACCAGACAGCAAGGGTCAGATAAACCGCTGCTCTATGAAGCGTCTGTTGAAGCAAAATGCCGATAATTGGCAAGAACGCAAGCATACCGAGAGCGAAATATCCTTTCGATTCAAGGGGCTCTTTTGCCTTAGTTCCAAGATAGCCGGCAACTATCATAAGAATATCGCAAGCGACTATTGAGAGTATCACTTCAAGCGATACACCATTCGCATAAAGGAGCGCCGCTATCATAAGCGGTGTGGTGAGAAGCCAATCGCTATGACGCCATCTATCAGAGTCCTCGGGATGGGCCATTATTTGTGAATAGGCGATACAAGCAATAGCAGGTATGATAGCAAGTGCTGGGTAAGTGGAGAAAGCGGTTGTGATTGTTACAATGAAGAAGATGGTAAATGCGACCGAGACAGCGATACTATCCCATGAGCCACCCTGTTGTACTTTTTGGCCCACGAAAAAACTTGGAATTATGACGCGAGGTGCTATTGTGCTGATAGCCGCACCCATCTCAAAACTACTACTATCTATTTGTTAGAAATTTATGGATAGTATGCCGCGGCCTGAAATACAGAACCTTGTGCCGGTTCTCCAACAATATAAGATATAAAGTTAGTACTAGCAAAACCGGTTCCAGCAGGATATCCTCCATCTGGCATTGAAATCATAACACTACTCACTGTATAAGAGAATGGTCCATACGTTTGAATCAAAGCACCGCTAATATCTACATCGACCGCAACGAACGATGAAAAACTGGAAATGAATGTACTGAAAAGATAAGTCTGCCATGTCAATTCTAACTGAGTTCCTGTAGAGAATATACCGATATTCGATGGATCGAGTGCAGTATTATCGTTAATTGATGAAACATTAAGATTAGAGGTATTTTGATATGGCCATATGTTTGTCAAACTTGTGTATAAATTACTATTATAGAGACTATAAATAAACTCCATTTTATAAGCACTATTAGCAAGCATAGGAAAGGGATTGTATCTTGCACCATTGATTATTCCCCATCGGTTAAAATTCAAAAATAACTGATTATTATTTTGAGTATAAGCCTGTGTATTTGTACTAACGTCAATTAAAATAACTCCCTGCTGTAAAGTCACATTTGATAGTGTATTAGGATTAAAATTAATACTATAACTACTATTATTTACGTTCAAAATATTATAAACTTGGACATTGAAGTTACGGTAAGTGACAAAGTCGAGCATTCCTATATAATTATTTGATGTGAGAACTATTTGTTGAACTGCGTTTATTGACGAGACAATAGTATTAGCATTCGCTCCAATTGTAGAGATTTCGCCTGATAATGTGTAAAGCGCAGTTGAGATTTCACCAGATAATGTGTATAATGCTACATTAAAATCACCAGTGACTGTAGATAAAGAAGTGCTAACATTTCCAGAAATAGTAGATACAGAAGTTGATAGCGAATGTATAAATGTAGTAGTTGTAGAAGCAAACGTTGAAACAAAGATTGATAGAGTTGAAGTTAGATTTTGTTCTACTTGACTAACTTGTGTTGAATATGTTGTTGAGAAAAATGTAAAATATGCTATATTTGTACTTTCTAGGTATATTGTAGTTGATAATTGAATAGCATTAAAAGAACTTAGTGCCGCATTGTTTGTACTATTTATTAGAGCAACGGTATAAGCTTCTAATTCGATGAAAGAGGCGTATATTCCTTCTAAAATACTACTAGTTGTAATAGTACTCACTTGAGCACTTAGACTACTAATTTCTAGCGAATTGATACCTATACCGGTACTCAACTGAGGTATCTGAGTTGTATACAAAGTAGTAAATCCATTCACGGTTGAAGTTACTAAACCGAATTCATTATTTAGTGTGGAAAGTGATGTACTAACACCATATAACTCAACAGAAAGATTTGATGTTATTGTAAGAATACCGCCAGATGAACTCAAAATAGCGGTACTATTACGACCAAGAGCAGTATTAAGATATTGAGCAAAAGCATTAGTCGCATCAATTTCTCCTGAAAGTCCAGTAGAAGTACTGAGTAACGCATAATTAATTGTTGTACTAACTGTATTTACGTTAGCACTAGTAGCTGAAAAATAAGCGATCGATGATATTTGACCCGCGGTCCAAGCAAAGGTAGAAGCTATAGCATCTTCTACATAATTTATTATTAGTGTAGAGGTTGTAGCATCTTGAATACCTATACCGGTACTCATGGTTGAAAGTGCATTTGCAAAGTAAATCCCTTGCGTACTCAATTGATAGTTAAATGACGAGAGTGTTGCCAACGAATTAAGCGTACTATAAGCCACATCTAGCGTACTTTGATAGTATGAGTTAAGTTGTATCTGAAAAGAGTTCGCAGTTGATAAAAATGCGTCGTTTAAAGAAGTAGATTGATTCCCTAAAAGTTCTATCTCATAAAACACAGTACTAAATGTTGAATATGTATAATGTTCTAACGTACTTAATTCTTTGTAAAAAGTACTATTATTAAATAATGTGCTTATTTGACTACTTAAATTGATAAAATTGTTGTTGATTTCACCGCTGAGCGTGGATATTATCGATGGATTAACACTATTGCTCCAAAAAGTCTGCCCATGACCATTCGCATAGAGTGTATAAAGCGAGGAGATAGGATAGTTTCCACTAGTACGAAAGTTGAGTTGTTGGAGTAACAGGGCATTCAAGTTTGCCCCTGTAGGATACGCCATTCTACCGTAATGACCCATTTTTGGGAATAACAGCAGACCGCAAGCGGCAGAGTCTAAAAACAAGATTATAAAGTAAGAGTAAAATGTCCAATTCAGGAGGACTCCTTCAATTAGTTGCTACCGGACGACAAGATATCTATCTTTCCGGTAATCCACAGACGACATTTTTTAAACAAGTATATCGCCGTTATACAAACTTCAGTATTGAGACTCAGAGAATCCCTTTTGACTCTGCCGTCGACTTTGGAAAACTGATTACGGTTACAGTACCACGTCAAGGGGATCTGTTGTCGCAGGTATATCTACAGATCAATTTGCCTAAAATAACGCCACAGGGCCCTCAGCCTTATCCACAGGGAGTTGTTACCGAACAGCCCACCAATTACGCACAAATTACTAATTCTGTAAGTTGGGTCAATGGTGTCGGTTACGCTATGATTGATTATATCAGTATTTGGATCGGTCAGCAGGAAGTTGACCGTCATTACGGTGAATGGATGTACTTATGGACGCTACTTAGTACACCGGGGTCAAAGAAGGACGGTGTATACGCTATGACGGGAATACAAGAAGTATTTAACGACCAATCTCAACAGGGTCCGCTCAATCTTCTTGTTCCACTCGACTTCTGGTTTTGTAAGAATCCAGGTCTCTCCTTACCGCTTATAGCGCTTCAGGCTACACCGGTTCGTTTCTATATTCGTCTCAAGAATGGTAACGACATGGTGTTCAGCAATAGTTTGGAGAACGCAGTTATTAACGGAACTCCTCAACCAACGATGCTTACGCAAAATCCGGTCATTATTACCGACATGGTAATGTGGGGTGATTACATTTATTTGGATACTGAGGAACGTCGTCGTTTTGTCTCATCGCGTCACGAATATCTCATTGAACAGGTCCAACAACAGAAGCGTTATAGTATCCCTTTGAACACCACCCGTATTTCGGTTCCTCTCGTCTTTAACAATCCGATTAAGGAGATGGTGTGGGTCGTAAACGAAGACCGTATGCTTCAAGCACACGAATATTTCAATTACGGCAGTCGTATGTTGAACGAAACCGGTATTCCAAACTTGGATATTATTGCCACCGC